GGAGAATCAATGAAAACTCCATCTGGAACTACCCTGGCAATGACTTGTTGTAATTTTAAATGAGTAATTTGAATTAAGTCAGCAAAAGTTATCATTCTTCTAACTAAAGACTCCAATATACCTTTATACATTCTAGGTGCTGAAGCAATAAACTCTGGATACACTTCTTGTGAAGCAGATGCAGGTCTTGCCATGTTTTCTGCCATTTGCCACTTCAACATAATGTTTGTACCCATAACCATTACTCCTTCATACCATACATCTATTGTTTTAGAAATTTTTTCAAATTTTCCTTCTTCTTGCATTTCTGGCGTAGGATTAAAAGTGTCATCTTTTTCGATTACTTTTTCTGCTCCTAAATTATTTACTTTCTTTTTATAAGTAAAAGTATGTGTAGTCTTGTAGTTAAAAAATAAGCATGTAGCGCTATCTTTACTAAACATACTGTTATTATAATATTGTGCTGTATTATTATAATCATACCAGCTCTGACTATACTTCGATATTTCATCCATATCTGCTCGAGTAAGACTAGGATCTATTTTCTTCAACTCTATTATTGGTAGCGTTTTGATTTCACCCCAATAAAAACAATCTTTAAAATTTGGATCTTCTGTATAACTATAAACTACATTTGCTGGATCTACATACTCAATGGATATTCCTGAACCTGGTTTAAAAGAATGTTTACACATTGAAACACCCAAAACCATTTGGTCATAATAAAGTTGTTTTTGAATATCTTGATATCTATTTTCTGATAAAACTGTATTTATTGCTTCTTCCTCTGCTATTTCTATTGCAGGTTTATATTTTAACTGCATATGTAAAGCAAGTTCCTCATTGTTTTCTGGAACCTCCTCTTCGCTCATTCTAAATGTATCTACGCCAAATTGTTGTTGAACTTGTTTCATTATTGGCTTTGCAAGCATATCTTTTTCTAACTCTTCCTGATATCTGCTTCTTTTATCTAATGACATTCCGTCTTGCGCATAGGCTTTTACTTTGAATAACCTATCAGCCATTCCATTGACTACAATATCTACAAATTTTGGAATAATAGGAACAGGTGTCCAATCTAAGTTCAAATAACTTAAATCACCATCAATAGCTAGTTCGTTTTTGTATTTTTGTATGGATTGTTCTCCACGAGCATATAGACGAAGTCTATGAAAGTCAGCCCATTGATTGTAAAATCTACTTTGCCCACCATCTTTTCTGAACCACTCATATTGAATGGCTTGCCCTATTTGTAATCCAAACTCTATGCTGTCTTTTACTGAATCGGAGACGAACTGACTTGGAAAACCCTGTGGGTTAATTGTTATTTTTACATCCTCCATTTATCTTATAATTTGGCTAAAACTTCCCGTATTGTCATATCTTGCAAAGTTAAGTTTTATTTTTGATTTATTTTTAACGGGCTGATATAGGTTCCTTTGCGTAGCCATAACAGCCAATCCTGAACTTATTGATGCATCAAATCGAGTTCTATTGTTAATATTAAACCTTGCCCAGTCTTCAAGGGTTCTTGTAAAATACATTGAACCCATAGTGTCAGGATCTCTAAATGTTCCTAAAAAATCTAACCCTACATACTTTTCAATATATGATTCTATAGCAGCAGCGTGAGCTTGTTTTATATCTTCACTTGAGTTAGGCATCCCTCCTAATTCTTTTTCAGATTTAGAAAGTTTTGTGTAAGTTTTATCAGGTCGATTCATCGAGTAAGCTCTATACCCTCTATTTTTAAAATGATACAGCAACCTAGGTTTGTTGTTCTCAATCAATATAGGCATCCCATAAAATACACATGCCATTAAAACATCTTCAAAAAATATTTCTGCAGTTTGTGGTCTTGCTATATATTCTAAAAAAAATTCATTTGTTGGCCCTTCATCCATGTGAAATTTAGTCATTCCGTGTAAAGCCCCATTAGAACCTCCACCTCCAACTGTTCCAGAAATATCATAACTGTCACACCCGAATGCCCCCATATGCTCATTGCCTGGATATTTTTTTCCGTTCCTTGTGTAAGATTTATTCTGTAAGCTTCTATTTGGTGTCCATGTTACATAAAATCTACCTCTGTCGTTTGGGCTAAATACAACTTCAGTATCTTTTACTCCATTTTTCCAAGAAAACGAACCTCTAGTAATAAATTGATCTTTTATCAAAGATTCATTGTAATCTATCTGTTGATATATTTTTTGTAAGTTAAAAAGTGATTGCTTGCTTTCATCTCTAAATGCATGATTCTCTGATCGTGGAAATTGTCTATAAAATTCATTTAATGCGTCTGCATCGTTTTTTAAACTTTCCACTTCGTTTTCCCAGTAATCTATAGCGCCTTGATAAATATAATCACCATATATGTCTATAGTTTCTTGCTCAGGATTTCTAAATACAGGCATTCCGTGCTTGTCTATAAAACCCTCCATGTTCCATTCCATTGGAATAAACAATGAATAAAGTCCACTTTTAGTCTGTCCATTTGCATTTCTATTGTTTACATCTGAGTCATAAAACAATTTCTTGAAACTATCTCCACCTTTTTCTAATGAATTAGATGTGCTACCCATCATACATTTTCCTATAACTTTACTACCTAATCTTAAACAGGTTTTAGTAACTCTCCAATTATTTAAAATATTGTTTGGTTTTTCCCACTTTCCTGATTCATCATGAACTAAAAGTTTCAACTTTTCTCCATCATAACTGTTGTCTCCTGTGTTTTTCCAATCTATAGTTGTGTCCAACCCTTCTACTAAATCTACTTCTTCAGTATACATATTCTTTTTTGTAATCTTTGAAGCTGGAACTCGGTATGCTAGTTCTGTTTTTGGCTTGTCCATACCATCTTGAACGGGCTTAAAAAAGAACGGATAGTTGTTAGAAATCGGAACGACTTTATCTGTAAACATTTTTTTTGCATCTGCACCAGTTTTAGATAATATACCTATTCTTGCATCTTTTGAAATAGTACCAATATTAGCACATTCTTCACTACCCATGTAGGAAAATCCTGAACGCCTAATTTTTAAATAACATATTCCAAAAGACCGACTATCAGCTTTACATGCTTCCCAATACAAATAAAATATTCTATTTGCCTCCCTATAGTTTGGAAAACCTACATCTATCTTTGTCCATTGCAAATACATATAGTGTGAGCCCGTAATATATGTTTTGTCTCCATTGTTGTAGAACCAAAACCCCTCTTCTCTTCTATCAAACTCAGTTTCAATATAATCTACCCATTTATCTTTAAATGTTGTAGGGGCGCTGTGCCAATTAAAAATACTTTTAATTCTAAATAATTCTTTAGGATATTCAAATCTTTCCCAATACTGTTCAGTTTTTTTTGAGTCTCTTTTGTATATTTTTGATGGAGGTTTTGGTAATGCTATTCTCAATCCATTAATATTGATAACATCTTCAATTTGACCTGATTTAGATATTACAATTATATCATGCTTTTCATCATAACCATACTTCCACGACTTAGCTTTATTTTTCAATGCCAGCGTGCTTTTGGGAACAACATCTGTTAGTTTCCTATATAATTTATTTTGATTTTCTTTCTGCAAAACCTCTTAATGTTTTATCTTTCTTTTTTTCTGTAGATTCACCTAATAACTCTTTTTCAGATTCAATCCTGGCTAATATTTCGAATGCATCAAATATTGCAAGTTTTTTGGTTGCTGCTGCATTTTTTAATCTATCTGCAGCCAGTTCATCATTCGGATCAGGCTTAATAATATCCTCCTTGGCAACCTTAATTAGTTGTGCCACAGCTCTATGACCAGCTTTAATAATTTCTAATTTAAGTTCTTTGTTATTCATGAATTAAAGTTATATTGTTGGTAAACATTCTATAAAGCTTTTCGCCCTCAACATTATATTCATATTCGCTATTAGGTTGAAAAGAAACTAAATCACCTTCCTTAACACCTAAGTTTTCTAATTCATTGTTTGAATATTTCAAATATCCCACCAAAGGCTCTTCCTCTAAATGTGTTTTTAAATAATGATTTTTTTTGGCGATAGGTTTTATCATACAATATTTTGAATGACAAGACCATTTATTATTTTGTTTATACATATAAAACTGATCAAAGTCAATAAAAAACAAATCATCCTTAAAAAAGCTTTTACCACTTCTTTCCCTACCCTTCATA